ACGTGACGTTGCGCCAAGTCAACGTTTATTTTTCATTTATTTTTCGGGACCGATAACCGGAGGGTGCCGCGTTGTTTCCGTGCTGATTTGTAGCGGGGGTCGTTGCCAGAATTCGCTCTGAGAAGTGAGAAAGAAGAAGAGAGCTAAAAAACGCAATCCCCCGCCCCCCTTACGTGGATTGTTAAAAAACCGCAGCCCGATCCGTGGATTTAGGGCTGATCGTTTTTCAACTATCTGTGACCGGGGCCGTGGTGTTTACCTCCGCGCCGAGAGTTCTTGCCCGCGTCCGCCCTCCCAACGGAGAGTTGACCGGCTCAGTCCTGCTGGGATCTTTGTCCGCCCTGTAGGTAACAGGAAAGAAAAGCCCCGCGCTGGTAGGAAAAGTACTCAGGCGGGGCAATTTCAAGAAAGTGACTCGTCGTATGATTCTTTTCCAATCATCGAACGTCGCCAATCTGCGCGATTGACCTAAATTTGTCAAATCTTTTTTTCAGTGGCAGCAATCTCCTTGGCTTTGCGCTTCGCCTCTCTTGCCGCCAACATGGCCTGCGATTGCCCGGTGGTTAATGTCCTGCGGCTCTTGGTGCCGCCTTGTGAGCCCCATTTTTTGAAGTCGTTCGTGGTGTAGGTTTTCATGATATTTTGGTTATTGCTGAATACGTTTCTTCCATTGCCATTATGATTTCCGAGGCTGGCACAAATACGGCCTGTGACTGCCAACCGCCGCTTGTTTGCACGTCCACTTTGAAGCGCCCCATCCAATCATTAATCATTCTGCGGGCGGCCATCCTGAGTGACTGGAACGGAATCAAGAACGCCAACTCACTGTCCGAAGGGTCGAATGTGTAAAGAATCATGTGGCACAGCTTCGCCTCGTCTAGCGACCATCCGGCCTTCCCCGTCCGCGTCTCAAACTTCCCCCCCGGCATGACTGACCATTTCTCGATTGCTAGTTCCGGCTGCCCCTGCCAGTATTTTGAACAACCTTTTGACCGCGTTTTTGCGTCCACAAATACATTTGCCCCGCCCCTGAGCCGGGCGATATAATCAACGCCCCGCTTGTCCATCTCAGTTGTCGCAGAATCTACGGAAGCGCACCCATCCAAAAGTTGCATTATTGTGGCAGCATCGGTTGTTTGGCGTGATCCCTTCGAGAATTCTAGGCGCTCTTGGAAGTCGTAGGTCATGCTCCCTCCCCCCACGTTTGCCAGTCCTGCCGATCTGATCGGCTGAACATCTCGAGGTACGGGCCAGGGGAGCAACTTTCCACAAGGTCGTAAAACTCGACGGGCTTTGAACTGTGTCCGTTGGGTCCACGCGACGCGCTAAACACGGTCCCCACGTCCTTTCTTTTTAACGGCTGGCTTCCCCGCACACCGAAAAGGACGTGCTCGGTTTGGCCCCGGAAGTAGTTGCCCATTCCGAAATGTGGCTTGACCCAGGTTAGCGCAGTGACGTAGCGGAATCCCCATTTTTCTATGAGTGAAAATCCTTTGGGCAGGCTACGGTTCGTGATCCAGAGATACAGGTGGCAATCGTCATCGGCCAACGGTTCAACGGGAAGGTCCATAAGTTGCGAAAAACTCATGGTGGCGTAATCAGCCTTTGCTCGTCCGAGTTGGTCGTTGTCGCCTTCGTCGCCCCAATCCCACGGCGGGTCAATGACGATGGTGGAAAACTTCGCACCCGATTCCGCAACGTCGGCAGGGGATTCAACCATTGCGACCTTTGCCCGGTTCTCTTCGCGGCGAGCTTCACGCTTGGCTTCTTTTATTTCGCGAAGGGCTTGGGTCATTGTTACAGTTCCCGCCTTCACTTTCGCAAGTGTTTCCGGTGACGTTGCCTTGAGCTTTGCGGCTTGGTTTATGTAGGTGCGGTTTGTGCCGAACATCTCGGCGGCTTTGGCTGGCGTTGAAACGGCGTTGGGATCGCGTTTATCTATTTGTAACAATTTATTGTTACAAACACCTTCGGCTTTCATCGCGTGCGTCTTGGTTAGTTCCGCTGCCTGTTTCTCCCGGCGCTCCTTATCCACGGCGTCCGCAATCACCTTCAGCAGGTCTTCTGCTTCGGTTGCCACGGCTGCACGCTGTCCCGAGTTCAGGTTCCGTCGCTTACCCATTCGCAAAACAAAAAACACGGCGTCTGCATCTGTGCCGGTAAATGTGACAATAGTAGGCGACACGCCAGCCGCAACCGCTGCGCAATGCCTATTCCATCCGTCGAGAATATCGCCCTGATAGACTGTGATCGGCTGCTTGGCGTCGTAACCGTGCGCGGTCATGTCGGCAATAAGCTCGGCCAGTTCGTCGGGTTGCGCTTCGGGGAGAATGTTGTATTTATGCTTTTTCATGCGGGATCAATTTTTGGGGTCATTTGCGAGAATCATACCTTAACCGCGTTAAGAGTCAAAACTTTTTTCGCGTGGATGAGTTTGATTCCTAGCGAGTTATGAAGAACGCGTAAAAAATAATAAGAAATATCTTGATCTATTATTCCGCCATGGTATTGTTTCGCTTGTGAAACAAAAAGCATCGCCCAAAAAGACGCGAACCAGCGTGAGCGTCTCCATCCCGTCACCGCTCCTGAAAAAGGGGCAAACAACTGCAGCCAATTTAGATCAATCGTTCAGCCATTTTGTGACGCGGTTGCTCCGAAAAGAACTCGAATCGAAATGATCCCGGCAACCCACACCTCATGGAAACACAAAGACGGCGAGACCCACCGGGTCGTTTCCTCATCTCCGCGCCGGGTCGTCACCTGGGGCACGAAACATTCTTGGCTCGGGACTCCCTCTCAATTCTTCATGGCTTTTTCGGCCCACAAACAATCATGAAACGCATGAATGGGCGTGACCTCACCCTGAGCCCTGACGGCCATGAGGGAATGGGCCGTGAAACCTTGTCAGACGTTGGGGCTGCCTGCACACGCTGGCTTGAGAAAAATGAAGACGGATACGAAAAAGGCAGAAACTTTAATTTTGGCAAGGGCTGGCGTCCTAAAATCACCAACAAAATCACCAACAAAACTAAAATATCATGATCGAACTCTTATCACTTATCTGCCTGATCGTTGCATCATTTGCGGCCTCCTGCAAAATCACCGAACTCGCCACCAAAAAGCAGCAGGACCTCAAATGGCGCGAATGGTGCGAAAATTTGCGGCATGGAGCCGGGCCAGACGGGCTGGACCGCGACGGCAACAGACCCTGACCCCGAGAATCCAAATCAAACCCATAAAAAAATGACGAAAAGAACAACAATCGAAATCGAAGTCGAAATCGAATACGACTACGACCCAGGCACGGAACCATATATCTCAGGGGCTCCTGAGGACTGCTACCCCGGCGAGGACCCAGGGGTTGAGATCCAGAGTATCGAGTTAGTCCACCAGACCCGAGATGTCACTGGCCAGTTCTCGACCGCTCGGCTCGACATCGTGGACTATATAGACCCGGACATCCTCAGCTCAATTGAGGACAATCTCATCCAAGACGGCCCCAGAGAATAAACCACCAACTAAAACCAAAATCATGAATACAACAACACCGGCGGAAACGCCAAAAGACATCATTGCCGAAATGAAAGCTGCGACAGACCGCGAGGGGATTGAATCAGTCTGCCTCCTCATCACGAAAGGGTCGGGGGGGCCATTCTGGAATGTTTTCACACGCACCGGAAATGCGAGTGGCACGACGCTGGAAAAGGCTATCGACGCCTCAAAGCTGATTGAGGGGACGCGCATCAAAAACCTGAGGGCAGAAGCTGCTCTTATCGGAATGACACTCGTTAAGGAGGAATCGAAATGAGCGCAACCGAGACCCAAATCACTAACGTGCAATTTCAAATCTCCCGCGAGTCGGAGGCGTTTGAACTGGTCCAACGCCAAGCGAAAATGCTGGCAGCATCAACCCTCATCCCGAAGGAATTCCAGGGCAATATGTCTAACTGCGCCATCGGCCTTAATATCGCCAAGCGTCTTGGGGCTGACCCGTTCATGGTCCTTCAGAATATCGACATCATCCACGGTCGCCCAGGATTCAGAGCGTCGTTCCTCATTGCGATGGTCAACGCTAGTGGCCGATTCACCCCGCTGAAATTTAAGATGACGGGCGAGGGCATGACGAAAACTTGCGTTGCGGTCACGACAGACAAGGAAAGCGGCGAGATCGTAGAGGGGCCGGAAGTCTCAATGCAGATGGCTAAGGCAGAAGGCTGGTCGGAAAAGGCGGGCAGCAAATGGAAGACCATGCCTGACTTGATGCTTCGCTATCGAGCAGGAGCTTTCTTCGCGCGAATCTATGCACCGGACATTACGTTGGGAATGCAAACGGCGGAAGAGTTGCGCGACGTGAAAGGCTTCGAGACGGCAAAGCAAGTGCAAGCGATTTCCGAACCGCTTGACCCGTTTACTCCGCCTGAGTTGCCAGAAAACAGCGTCGATATGGAGGACGGAGAATGAATGTAATTTGGGATATAATTCAAGGTGGAGATGATTGGATTGGTATAAGGAAAGGGAAAATTACTGCCTCAAATCTCGATAAGATCATCACCGCCAAAACCTGCGCAATCTCCAAGCAGTCCGACGACTTTATAAACGAATTAATTGAGGAATGCTTTTTTAAGAACCTCCCGTCATGGTCTGGAAACTTTTGGATGGAGTGGGGGAAGGAGTATGAGGCAGAGGCAAGGTTAGAGTTCTCAAAGCATACTGGCCTAGCGGTGAGGGAAGCGGGCTTCGTGATAGGCGACGATCCAACTGTCGGATGCTCTCCTGATGGATTAATTATGGCGGGAGAGGAAATTATTTCCGGTGTAGAGATCAAGTGTCCACGCCCAAAGACTCACATTGGATATATTAGAGATGGCGTTCTTCCTGATGCATATATTCAGCAAGTTCACGGGTCTATGGCAATCACCGGTTTGGATACATGGCACTTCTGGAGCTACGCAAAAGGCCTGATGCCGTTGCATATCATCGTTAAACGAAACGACTACACCGCAAAACTCGGAACCGCTCTAGCGCAATTTGTGGCGAGCTATAAGGCGGCTTATGCCGACGCTCTCCCACGGCTCAAAATTCCCAATCAGTAACCAACACCAAAAACCAAACATAAAAACATCATGAGAAAAGCACAAATCGACGTTACAAAAATCATCAAAGAAAAACTCTATAAGGGTAAAAAAGGGACTTACCTGGACCTGACCTTTTTCGAGAACAAAGACGGGGAAGACGAGTGGGGGAACATGGGATTCATCGTGCAAGACCTTGGAAAAGAAGCGCGGGAAGCTGGCGAGAAAGGGCCGATCCTTGGCAACTGGAAAGAGATCGCAACTAAGAAAGCTCCCGCTGCCAGTCATGAACCTACCACCGAACAAGACGACTCAAAGGCACTCCCGTTTTGAGCAATCTCCGGTTGGGCATCAACACCCAGCCGGGACCCCTTTTTAATTATGACTGAGCGTGATCTAATAATCCTTCAGCTTTACAAAATCCACGGAACCAAAACCAAATCAGAACTTATGCACGAACTTTATTACCGCAACCTTTGCAGCGACCTTTGCCTATGCCTTGACGACATCGCGACTCTGGATTTGTTGCGAGCTTACAACGCTGGACTGCGGGAGGCTAAATGAATATCCGAGATTTGACCGACAAGCAAAAGCTCATGATGTCCACCAAGGACCGGAAATCCTTTGGTAAATCTGGAGTGACATACGACGAGGCTGAAGCGGGTGCCGTTGCCAAGTCCGAAATGGAATTGCAGGGGCAGCTTTACAGTCTGGCATACCGTCGCGGGCACCGGCCCCGAATGCAGCCCACCCGAAAACGCAGCCAAATTGCGCCAGGGATGCCCGACATCGCCTTTGAAATTCACGGCCTGAGCGTCCACTGGGAAGTGAAATTGCCGGGGAAGAATCCGACTCCGCAGCAATACAAATGCCACCGGGAACTGGCGGCGGCTCCGAACGGGGCTATCGTCCGGGTCATTCGCTCTTACCGGGAAGGGCTGGACCACCTGGCTGAATTGGAAGACAGCACCCTAACCGTGACGGCGACCCTAGCGCAGCAACTCGCCGCAGCCAGAGGACTTTTATCCAAGATCCGAGACCCGTTTTGTCGCATGACTCGCGGACAGGTCTGCGAGGAAATCAACCAGGTTCTCGCCGACACCGACGGGAAGAAAACGCTTGCCATATCCGGCCGGACTTGCAAATGATACACGGTGTATATTTTTATACACAAAACTTTGACAAAATGCACTTTACAAAACTTTTTTCTTCAATTTTAGATTCCACGATCTGGCAGGAACCCGCCCACACTAAACTTACCTGGATTACGATGCTGGCCATGGTTGACCGTCATGGTGAGGTCCACGCATCCATTCCCGGCCTCGCCGCTAGAACCGGGGTTTCGATTCCACAATGCGAGGAAGCTTTGACCAGTTTTCAGACGCCCGACCCCTATAGTCGGACGAAAGACCACGAAGGAAAGCGTGTGAAAGTGATAGATGGCGGCTGGGCTTTGCTCAATCATGGGAAGTATTGCGCTCTCCTAAGTGCCGAAGAGAGAAGAGAATACAACCGCCGTAAACAAGCGGAGTATCGGGCAAAAGACAAAGCAAATGCCTTGTCAATGACTGTCAATGACACAAATACACAGGCAGCTACAAATGTATCAAATGCACACATAGTAGATGTAGATGTAGATGTAGATGTAGATGT